GTCTCTAAGTCATCAAACGCACCATCAAGCCTTGCGCTATGAAACTTATTTCTTACATCTATTTCTTCTTTAGCAATATCTGCTGGAAGGTATCTCGCTCCTTCCATATAAGTCCGCAACATATCAATGTTTGCATTTAAAATGTCTTCTGAAACACCTTGACGACCAAGACGTTCAATCGTCCGTTTGTAATCAGCGACACCATAAGCAGCTTCTGCTCTACGTTGTGTATCTTGCGCTTTTAAATATTCGTTTGTTTGACTCAAATAATGCGAGTCACGAACAGAACCAAGAGTAGTTTTTAAACGTGCTTGAATTTCAGGCGATAAGATATTGAAACTACTGGAAAAACCATCAATTACATCATTTAAACGGGATGCAGTGTCTTCAGGGGTTAATTGCTCACGTTCAGCTTGAAGCGCAATTTCCTGCATTTGTAAGCGCGCTTTAGCCTCAACCTCAGAGCTAAGAGCCTTAGTAGCTGCTTGATATGCCGATTTTTCATAAATGGTCATTAAAGCAGGGTCTTGCCCTAATGATCTTTTAAGAACTTCTGTAGATTCTAATGCACCTTCTTGAGCGCCAGCAGCCGCTGCACTTTCACCAGCCCTCTCAAAAACAAATTGAGACATACGACCAATGGCATCAGATAAGCCTTGATAAACGCGAGCCTCTGCTTGTCCAGCAGAAACAAAGTCTACGCGCGGGGTAGCAAGACCTGTGCGTTGACGTTCAAAGCGAGGAAAACGTTCTGCCATTTTTTACCTCACGTCCAAGCGGCCATTTCGCCGCCATAGTTACCCATACCACCACCGCCCGGCGCACCACCTGTCATACCAGCAGATAATGCAGCCGATCCTAATGTACCAACAGCTTTAAATATTCCAGCTTGATAAGCACTTTTTGATTGCCGCATCAATTGCTGCGCCCGTATTAAACCGCCCTCACGAGCAACAATCTCATTGTCTTTAGACACATAAATTTCATTAGCGCCCTCAGCTATTGCATAATCCTGCATAGCTAAAGCACTACCTGAGAATGGATCAATTGAACCAGCACCTGCACGAGCATTTATTGTTGCCTGAGTACGCAATACGCGATCCATAGTTGCAACAGCTTGTTCTCTATACTTTAGAGCTTCACCGCGTCCTTGAAGTTGTTCCATAGCGGCTTGACGAGCAAGACCTTTAGCCTGCGCTCGTCCGGCTTGATATTGCCCAAATGCCGAAGCGGCTTGGAGACCAACGGCTATAATTGGTAGTGCAGCAGCCATCTTATTGCCCCGCGCTTAGTTTGTAGTCGATACCTAATACAGTCATTTTAAGCGGAACCGATTGCCCAATAGTTATTTGACCTTCATAAGTATAACCCAATATACCATGCAATGTCTTGATGCCAGTAAACGCTGGAACAGCCGAGTCTAATATTGCCCCATCAAGACGACGAAATGCAATCTCTTTACCACCAATGGTCATAGACTGAGTGTCGTAAACTTCTGCATTTACCTCAAAGATACGCTTCTTAAATCCGCGCAATGGACCGCTTTGTAATCCCGGCTCAACAGGAAGCGTTTTAATTTCGGTGTTGAAGTTTAACCCAACCTGATAGCTCGAAGTCGCCGCTTGAGCGAACGTAATCGTGTACGGAGACGCTGGTACAACCTGTACAGCTTCAACAATACCGTCTCGTACAATCTGGACAGTTTCTCCTTGGAGGTGATCCATAGTGACTGAAGCAGCCGCTCCGCCCGATTTAGCAGAATCAACAAAGATTTCATCGTCAAATAACTCCACGAGATAAACATCTGAACCATTTATGGTTCGTTTCACCACGACATAGATTAAATCAATATCGACACCGACATTGATAAACTCGCCATCAGTAGTCCATTCAGACGGCGCAATAACGTTCTGTGACCGCAGTAATGTATAGCAAGCCATAGACCCGTCATCGCCATTTACGATTAAAAGACGGTCGCCTTCATCGGTACTTGTTGAAACGCGCGTTGCCATTTCTTCTGGAGATTTTAGCAAATGCGATGAAAGCAAAGATATTTTAGCTGATGCGTAAGCGTTCTGAACATCAGTATATAGAAAGTCCTGTAACGCCTTACCTTGTCTTTGAATGAAAAGCGTAGCACCATCAATGTTTTGCAATCGAATACCCGGCTTCATACCATAAGCTGATTGCTGCTTAACAATCAAATTAGTAGGCGTGATCGGCGTATCCAATGATTGAGGTACATAAAACTCAGCGCCCGTTGTAAACACCTGCAAGTGACGACCAGCATAAATGTCTACAATCGCGTTGAATGTTCCAGTATCAAGCGTGGCTTCAACGGCATCATCATCCAATCCTTCATTTGGACTGAAGTCAAAAAACGATGATACGCGAGAACCCCAGATTGTAGATGGGCGAGACTTACTTCCACCAAAGAATAAACGGCCTTCATGGAAGGTAACGCTACGTGGCCAACCACGAGAAGCAGACCATGTTGGCTCATAACCATGTTCCGTTACATAGTCACCAGCATCTATCTGGCTGTTGTCAAAGAACGGAACTTCAGTAAATGCTTTAACTTCTGTGTCGCTAACAAATTCAATAACACGCGCACGACCGAAACCATTGTTTGCTACAACGTATTCATCAACCATTGCAGAGCCAAATGGCTCTACTTTGTAACTAGTTGTAGCATCTGGGGCTGTATCCCAATCTGGATTAACAGTTAATACTTTTGTTGAAGCAACATAATCCTCAACATGCCGTACTTGGCCTGCACCAGTACCAGATGTCAGCGTGATGAACATACCGTTAGGCTGATCATCGCTAGTGAAGCTACTAGCAGCCTTGAGTGTGATTGTACTAGATGTTCCGGCTTGTGCTGTGCCAGTGTCTGTAGTCGCACCAGAAGCGGTCAGAGTGATATTACCGCTGGCTGCACTAGGTGTGATGTCATACGTTGTAACATGCGTATCAAGGTCAAACGCATATCTAGCAATATAGTCAAAGACAATCGTGCTTACAGTCCAAGTAGCATCGGTTGCACCGCGAACAATCTTTATAGGCTCAAGGTCTTCGTGAACTATAATTACAGTATCAGCGGATTGCACCCAATTCATTTCTGGTAAAATGGCAGCAGTCAATGCAGATACGGTAGCGTAATCGTTACCAGAACCATTGATATTCGTAATCTGCACACCGTCTTTAAAGACGTACATTCTACCCGGTGTGAAGATAAGCATATAGCTGTCAGACACGCTAAACTCAAACGACACCATGCGAACAGCGTTAGCTGCACCAGCATCTAGCGTGGTTATATATTTCGTTCCGGGCCTGCGAGTAGCACCACCCTGCGGTTGAATAGAAACATTTTGAGCAGTCGTAAGGCCAGATTGATACTGGGCAATATCAGTCCTTGCGCGCAGACGTGGGTCTAGCACTCCAGACGTGAAATTGTTTTGCATACGAATAACACGGCTCATCCACGAATATCCGTTAATGGGAAGTCCATAATATTCTGCGGCGGACGATCAACACCATCAATATTCATTGACACACGCACCAATCCGCCACGCATGTTTTCAGAAGGCGCGCCATAAGCGAGACGATGGTAATAATCGCCTTTTTGTATTTGATCCGTAATCGGTTCAGCAAATGATGCAGCTAGTGCATGTTTGAGAAGATTAACGAAATACGGCGGAAAAAAGGCAGGTTCTGGACGATACTGATAATCAATCCAAACGTCTTCATAATTCGTATAAATGTCAGTGCCGTATATCTCAAAGTCACGCGCTGGTAAAGAACCAACGGAGCCAGTGATGAAAAGAGCTTTAGGATTGCCAAGGATATCACCGGGCAAAGTGTAGCGGTATTTCCATTCGTTAATCGGAGTATCGACAAGACGAGCTAACTTAACCTTCTTGATCGACCACGAATATGGATACTGCATAATCAAGGTATCGCGGATATCGTCATATAAACGATCCGCAACTTGTGCTTCATCTGTTCCTTCAGAAAAAGAAGAAATAGCGGACGCACCTAACATAATCATGGCGTCCGAACAGATAGTTAGTTTGGTATCCCCAGAAGCCATTTTTTACTCCGCAAGAAAAGGGGTGAGCCGAAGCCCACCCCAATCCTATTAGTCGCCGTCGGTTGCGGCAAGTGTCGTACCGTCAGCAACGTCAACAACACCACCTGTGTTCGAGAGAACTTGGGTAAGTGTGCTAACGCGAGTGCCTCCGGTAGAGGTTACACAATAGATCAAATCGCCCACTGCAAGAGTGTCCGATAAGCTATTGAAATAACCTTCGGTATTTACGTCGGCAATCGCATCAGCGGTCTGATAGGTGTAGATGCTAGGAGCATTACCCTTTTTAGAAGCTGAAACGACACCGAGGCCAGCAGCATCAAAAGCCATGATTTAGCCTCCTTATTCAGTGCTGGAGATTTTGACGATACCGTCGTCGTCGATTGCAATGGCTCCAGCGGAGAACATTGAAGCGACTAAGAAGGATGTCTTCTCTGGCACATAGTTAATTTCAGACTTTTGGTTCATGCTGATGCCAAGGCCAACCGCATCGCGGTGGAAGGCAAAGCTGGTGCGGGTTGATGGAAGTGGCAAGCCACCTTCATCACGATCACCAAGCATGATGAACTTGAAGCCAAGGAATGTGTCGATTTCACCCATCGACAGAGCCTTCACAGTAGCGAAGTCGCTGCTGGTAAGTTCAGTTTCGTCAAGCAATGCAGCCAGACCATTAGCATGGATAATCATGCAACGACCTTCAGCAGGAACGTTTTTGGCGTCCAGAGCTTTTTTAGCAGCAAGTAACTTGGCGAGGTTGAGGTTAGTACCAGCACCACCGACTGAAGTTGCAACGGTGGCTGCGCCAGACGAAGCATTCAGTGCGTCAATGACAAGCTGATCCATGCGACGGCCAATGGCATTGCCAACGACCTGCACGAGCTCACGACGCTCGTCAAAGTTTACTTTCGCTTGATGGAAGATATCGCTGTATTCCGCAGCAATATAATCCGACATAGAAGCTGTCACCTGTGAATAGGAGACATTTAGAGGAGTCACGTCCGATTGTGGAACGCGAATAGTTGCAGTGCCTTTCCCAATTTTAGGGAACTTCACCTGATTGCCCTCGACGTTTGTTCGCTCGCGCGTCACGCCTGCAAGCGCACGAGACGCTTGGTATGCCTGCTTGACTTCTGCATCGAACAACTGAACGAAGGCGTTAGAAATGCCAACAGCCATTTCCAGTTCCTTTCGCTAGAACAGTTATCAAAGTAATCGCGTGCAGGTATCCGTGAGGGCTGCGAGCTTGAACGATTTAACGCCACGTCCCAAGGCGGGTCTGACGGGCCAATAATGGGTATCCGTCAGACCCAATATAAAAAACTAATTGTTAGTTGTAAACAAGTAACAGTGTTGTATTTTTGCAACACTTATATTGGTCGATAAGGTTCACCTCCATACATCTTCTCGAACATCCGTTCTACCTTTGCACGATATGCTGGATCAGTATTGTATTCAGGACGACCAACCATAGCTGTTAGTTCCTCACGGCTCGGTCCATCTTCGATGGTAGAGACATCCACAGGAACAGTTTGATCGCCATAGTAAGCGCGTATCTTTTGAAGAGCGCGAATACCATCAGCAGTTCCGCCCATGATTTTGAACTCTTCAAAGTCATTCTCGCCCCAAACACCTTTACGAACTAGGCTTTGCGCCCAATCCGTCATAGATTTAATGGTGGCGTCAGCATTTGGACCGAGTTTCTTATACTCTTCTTGATACGATAACTGGGCTTGTTGAGCCTCGCTACCAGACATATCAAGAAACTTTTGAGCTAACTCGTCAAAAGCAGACTGACTAATACCATTCTCTTTGGCCCATTCCTTGTAGGTTACAAAGAGTTCGTCGTCTTGGGGTATATTTGCGCTCGTAAAAACTGAATCATCATACGCTTCGGGAGCTTTGTGTTTTCCTTGCGAAAACTTTTTCTGAAGTTCGTTATAGGATTTAACGAGGTTTTCAAGGTCTGGACCTTCGTCGTCGTTCCAAAACTTCGCTGGATACCAATCTGGTTTAACAAACTCAGTCTCCTCGTCTTCTGAAGCAACGGTGACTTCATCAACCGATTTTGCCTCAGATGGGGAAACCCCTTCAAGATGGGAGATACTTACTTCCTGCTCTTGCTGGTTATCGTCGCTCTCGACTGAGGCTTCGGCCAGCAAGCCTTCGGTTGCGTTCATAATTTGGATGCCCTTCTAATTCGCCGCTCTATTTCGCGGACTAGTGAGTTTTGCCCCTCGCGCGCATAGCCGTGGGACGCTTCTTCGCCCGGATACCAAGTGGGCTGCTCAATGGTAAGCGAACGTAAATGGGACAGAATTTCCTGCCCATCGTCGCTACCAAAGACTCGGAGATACAATCTATCAATGTCATCTTGTTCGTTTTGACTCGTGCGCCGAAGCTCCGGTTCTACTTGCCGGAGCCCCTCCCAACCTTCTACGATTGACATTTACATTCCTTCTGGTGCTTGGCCTCCGCCTTGCTGCGCTGCCATTTGCGCCATCTGCGCGGCCTGTTCCATCATTTGTTGACGCTCCATTGGAGACGTACGCAATTCCGCTGGTACACCAAGTTTATCAGCGACGTAATCAGCGATAGCGCCCATCCGTGGAGCCATTTGACCTTCCGGCCCAAGTGCAGAAGACAACTGCACCCATTGCGTGATTTTCTCGATATCACCCATGTTCTGAGCTTGAGCAATCGGCGACACTGGTGTCACCTTAACTTCAAGACCATTCACACGAAGCGGCATCTCAATCATGCCACGCTCATCCATGACATACAGGATACGCGCAATAAGCGGTCCCATCGTCTCTGTGATGAGGCGACCGAACGCAGAGCCAAGGTTCTGCGCCAGTTCTTTCATGCGCTCTGCAATCTCAGTCGCAGAACGTGCCGACATATTGTCAGGCGGTAATGTATCATCCAGCATGATCTTTTTAATGTTCATGCGTAGATCATTGATAACAATCTGAGACACGTTGAAGTCACCGGAACGCGGCAACATCCGTAGGCTCTCACCTTGTGGGCCACCATTACGAGCCACAGGAATAATAGCACCCGGTGTAATGCGGATCATCTGTGGATTAAGAACACCGTCATCCGCTGCCGTGTAAACGCCAGCAATCGACAAGGATGCGTTCTTTAACAGAAGCTCTAGCGTCTTATTCAGTGTCTTAATATCTGGGATTGCAGTAACGAGAGGCCCACGACCGTAGACTTCACCAGCAACCTTCATGTATCGAGCCACAATCCAAGGCGAAGACATCATCTTGCGCTGCACAATCTGTGCCTTACCTTCTGGCCAAATTACATGATAGTCATAATCACCACGGTTCATATCAAGGATTGTAGCCTCAACAAGCTCAATCTCTTCCGTTGGCTTATCTTCAATCATACGCGCTAGACGGTCTGGTATGTCAGCATCCATCCAGTGCTGTTTAATAGCTTCAGCCTTAATCCGCATACGACGATAGACGTTATCAACGCGGCCATGGGCGCCCTCTTCAATCGCCACAAGGTATTGAGGTACAGCGGTAAAGCGAACAGGTGTTACGTCATCTCCGGGTTGTACAAGCATGACTGCTGTACCAACCGCAAGGTCCATAAGAAATTCACCCATTGCCAAATCAAAATTGGACTGACGGAGAACCGAAAACATCTTTTCTGCGTATAAGTCTAAAGCGGCTTGAGCTTCTAACTGACGGTCAGCAGGAATATCTGGACCCGGCTCAAGACGACACCAGCGCCCGTATGGTGGGAATAAGCCAGCTTGAATACGGTTAGCAAAGCGTTGCGTTGCACTAATGGCAGTAGAATCAAACACACGAGCCATTTTATTCTGACCCGGTGAGCCACCACCTTCATAGTATCCGTCATACAGATTGCGCTGCGGTAGAGCAAACTCATAGCAGTCTTCGTAAATCTGACGCCAATTATCCTTGCGGCGTTGTGCAAGGGCGTGACGTTTCATAATTTGATCGACGGTCAGCATGGCTTAACCTTTCTTATGACGCGCCGCAAAATTACGAGCTGCTTCTTCGGAGCCAAAACCCCAAGCCTTTAGAGCAAGAGCCTTGCGCGTTGGCTCGCCCTTCTCATTCTTCATCGGACCCTTCATACCAGCAAAACGTGCAGCAAACGAAACGCGGCGTGGATTAGTGCCGGACTTTACTGGCGCTTGTAGGTTGCCACCTTCTTTACGCTCAAAGTATTTCCGTCCAGCCTCGTTAAGACCGCCTTTCGGGTTCTGGTAAGCCTTCTTAACCACGCGCGGCCCTCATGTTATCAATAAGATTAGGATAAGGACGGCCAGCCTTTTTAGCTGCGCGCATAGCAGAACGCTTTTGCGCTGACGTTAAACCTTTCGGTTTACCCAAATCTTTAGGCCGTTTCTTTTCCCAAACCTGTTTCATAATTATCTTCCGATACGGATGGAAACAGTACCGCTTGTAAACTCACCAGTTTTTACACCAGCGCGATAAGCCACGACAGGCTCTGGGTCTACACCATAGGTTTCAACCGGAGCGGTAAATGTATCGACATCACGCCATGTGCTACCTGCATCAAAGCTGCGTTGGACAGTAACAGTAGCCACGAAAGTGCCAGAGATGGAAAGATTGAAACCACCTTCGGTATAGATACCATCGCTAAACGTATTTTGAGCGGTAATATCCTTTTCAACCAGACCAATACCTTTATCGAGAACAGCCATTTATTGCTCCTTTGGTTTTGGCTTGCCAGCTTTACGCATCGCAATAGCGACCGCTTGCTTCATTGGCTTGCCCTCTTTCATCAACATCTTAATGTTCTGACCCATAACCTTGTCAGACTTACCAGATTTAAGAGGCATATTCTTTCTTCCTCTTCATCGTCGTTTTCATATTGACGCTTTCAACACGTCCACCATACTGACGGGCATATTCTTTCGCCGCAGTCATGCCCTTCTTACTATAGGCAAACGTGCGGGTTTTGCCGTCTTTAAGAACGACTTTAGGCATCAACCAACACCAAGCGTTGTACGTTTCTCTTCATCTGGACCTAACGTGCTACCTAACAATGCACGACCACCAATCCGACGCGCACGAAGAGCGGATGCCAAGCGACGTTGCGCTTCGGTGGATTGTGTTATTTCACGAACAGGTGCAGGTGCTGCTTTTGGTTTACCGCCACCAACAACATCCTCAACAACACTACCAACAGTACGAATAACACCACCCATGATTAAACTCCTAAGTCAGAAGAAATACCAAGACGCGCATCTTCGCGCGTAGGCGATAACAACATACGCTGACCACCAAATCTGCGAGCGCGAGCACGAGAGGCCATTTGCGCTGCTTGACGACGCTCCTCTTCAGCAAGACGCTCTTCTTGACGTTTCTGGGCGGCAACTATTTCCGGCGATGGTGCAGGCATTTTCGGAGCCTTAAAAAGTCCACCCATTATTCAGTCCTCGCAAACATTTTATAATCCGATCCATCAGGCCCATAACGGTGCAAGATAGCTTCTGGTTTCATTTTTAATGCAATAGCCCACCTCATTGCAAGCTCATTCCTACAGTTTACAGCAATTTGCAATCTATGTAATTTCAAATCGATATAAATATTATTGAAGTATCGTATAGCAGTGCGCGTAGCTGTAATAGGAATTGTTTCAAACTGATATGAAGTCAATAGCCAAGCCTCGGCAACACCCGGCCAAAGCTCATAAGCACCCCAACAGGCGACGATTTTTCCACCATATATTGCAGTGTAACAGTGCTTCTGCGTACCGAACTGCTTTAATCGCTCCACATAGTCCGGCATATGTTCAAAGTATTCTTTTTCAAAGGGTCTCAGGTCCATTAAATTCACATGAGCCCAGTAAAATGGACAGATAGATAATCTACTATTAGTGCTTAACTTAGACATAATACCCTTGATCTTGTGTTCATATACTACTATGATATCACTCGAATGGACGAGTCATGCGTGTCTGTTCTCCTCCCCGTGTGTGCTTGAGGGGTGTCTTCGGACACCCCTCTTTTTTATGCAAACACGTTGAAGTCCATCGACGCATTAACCTGCTTAAACAATGGCCTGCCATTTGGGTTCCGCGTCAGACGACGATGCTCACCACCACCCAACATAAGATACCCATACGCATCACCAACGTGCGAATGATCGTTCTTGGACGGCACGTCTCTGAACCGTTCTTGACCAGCACCAATCGCTAACCGCTTAAAATGATACCCACCAGCCAATGACTTCCTAATACGGTTGCAATCCTTCGACACTAACAACCCCGGACGACCGTCAATCAATCTATTCATCGGCATAGCACCAGCCTCACGACGCACCATGAAATCATTGGAGTTCGTCGGCTGCGCTCTCAAACCAAGGGTCCGCAGATGGTCGAACGCCGTTACTTCAAATATTTCATCGCGTTTACCACCTGCGGGGTCGCCCCAGATAAACACCTCGCTCTTTGGGAACTTAGTGCTGATATCCGCCATAAGGTGATGGGCGAACCTCTCAAGACCCATGTCAAAGGCTACCAATTCATGCACGACATGCCAACGCCCGTTCGGCATCTTTTGCCCAAATACAGCAGCAGGCGTTAAACCAAAGTCCAAACCAATATGCACTGGCATACCGACTTCAATCTCAACGTCAGCC